TGCCCGTGAAGCCGGACTCGCACTCTTCGATCGCCGCCGCGAGGCTTTGCAGCATCGTCTTCGGCGTCCACGCGCGGACGCCGCCGAGGAGGCTCCACGGCTGGTACACCACGTCCGGTTCAAGCTGGACGTTCTCCTCAAGCTGGTTCGGCGCGACGAGGCGCTTCGTGCCGACCTCGCGCGTCATGTTGAACGACCGCTTGAAGTGGTACGACGGCCAGAGCCAGCGGCGATCCGCGACGACGAGCCGAGCCGGGGCGGACGGACCCGCGCCGGGCACCTGTTGGAGAACGTAGACGCTCTTGAACTCGCGCTTGCCGTGTCCCTCCGCCGCGATCGTCAGGGAGAGCGGAGTTGCCCTCCCGCCCGTAAGCGCCCCCGCCGCGTCGGGCGTCACCTCGACGACGGACACGAACGGGGACGTTCCGCTCGTCAGTTGCCAGTCAACGGCGTTGAGGAGCTCGTGCCCGTTGATGTTCGCGATCGTCATCCGGTCACCGCTGCGCCCGCGGAGATCGGCTCCGCGTAACGCTCGACCGTGGTCGTCACAGTTTCGCTGATACGGATGAGGAAGTTCGGACGACCGACGGCGAGGTCCGGGCGGATCGTGCGGGAAAGGGACACGCGATACCACGGTCCAGCGCCGACGTTGCCGGGTCCGTTCGCGCCTGCGTTCCCGTTCGCGCCGCCTCCGCCGCCGCCAGGAGCGGGCGCTTGGTCAGGCGGATAAACCGTGGTCAGGTCGATGTCGAACTGCGACGGGACGAAGGGCTGCGTGTTCACCGCCGCGCCGTCTCCGAAGATCGGCGTGACGTTGGTGAACCCGAAAACGCCGTTGATGGAGTTCCCTCCCCCGCCGCCACTCCCTCCTCCGCCGGACGAGCCACCTGCGGAACCGCCTCCGCCGCCAATGCGCCGCTCCCGGCGAACCGTCGTCCGCGTCAGGATCGCGATGGTCTGGAAGACGTAGTTCGCGAACGGCCTCCCGTTCCACGCCGGGGCGAAGTCGATCGGCTCCTTGAGATCCTCCGTGATCGTCTCCATGAGTTCGATCACGCTTCCGCCCTGCGGATCGACCGCGAGGCCGGACATCGACGCGGAGATGGAGTTCTCGTCGAAGTTGAACGAGGGCGCGTCCGACATGAGCGCGACGCCCGAAGCGTTGAGCGTCGTCTTCACCTGCGACATGATGAAGTCTCGGATCGTTGGCCACTGCCCGCGCAGGTCGGTCGTGACTTCGGCGTCGAGCCACGCGGTGTATGAGGCGCTCCACCCTTGCAGCGGGACCGCGCCGCCCTGCGACTCGATGCCGCGCTGATCGCGGGTCACGACAAGGTGCTGCTCGACGACCGCCGCCGCTGCCTGCGTGAAGATGAGTTCGCGGTACGTCCGTGCGAACCGCGTCGTCTTCCGGTTGTCGGAGACGGCAACGCCGGACTCATCCACAAGCTCGTACGACGAAATGGAGAGCCATGACGCCGTCGCGGACGCGAGGGTCGCAATCTGCGCCTCGTACTGCGCCTTCGCGTCGTTCGACGTGATCGCCGTGAACGTGCCTGCGATCGTCCACCCGAGCCGGCGGGCGGGCGTGTAGTCGAGCGTCACGGACACTTCGCGGAGCCCGGGATACGTCGAGTTCCACGTCGCCGGGACGCCGTACTCGATGACGACGTGATAGACGCGGGATCGCCCCGTGTCTCCGACCTGTCCGCGCTTCTCGCAGCGGGGCATCGCGTCGAGCCCGGTGTTGCCGGACTGAGTGACGGCGATGATGTTCGACCCGCCGCCCGCGACGGTGAGGTTCTGGTACGGGTTGCCAAACGCCGCCTCGGTCGCCTGACACTCCGTCGCGAAGTCCGCCGCCGTCGCCGCGCCCGAGAGGACAAGGTCGAATTCGACGGACTGCCGGTCGCGGTCGCGGCGCGAGACGGTGAAGCCCGTCACCTGCCGCGTCGAGGAGTTCGTCGCGTAGGAGCCGTAAGTGATCGTGAGTTCGCGGAGGGCTTCGCTCATCGGTGGCTCCCGGTCGTGAGGGACTGGCGGAGCGCCTCGAGGAAGGGAGCCATGTCCTCGCGGACCGCCATCGACGCGAGTTGATCGCCCGCGTAGATGAGCCCGATGCGCCGCGTCTGCCGCTGCCGCTGCGCCTCGCGTGCGGAGATGCGCCGCTGCGCCTCGAACGCGATGCCGAGGGACCGCGCCTGCGCCTCGCGCTGTTCCGCCGTGAGCGTCCGCCCGCGCGAGAGGACGCCCTGCCCGGTGGCGATGCGGGCGACGCCTTCGACGCCCGCGCCGATCGCGTCGATGTTCGACGTGATGCCGCCGACCGTGTCGAGCCCCGTTTCGAGGGCGGAGAGCATGTCGTTCGCGAATGCCGCCGCCGTCGCGTTGCCGGACTCCCGCGCCGCGCCGCGCAGAGCGCCCGCGACAAAGGGACCGTACCGCTCCGCGACCTCCGCCGCCTTCATCGTCGCCTGGAGCGTGCCCGCCGCGATCGTGCCGACGCCGGGGACGATCGCCGGGAGCGTCGCGAGGGCGGAGGACAGGGAGCCGCCGCCGATCGCCGCCGTGCCCACGTTTCGGATGCCCCGCGCCGCGTTCGTCCCCCACGCCGTCGTCCCGGGACGCGACGCGGAGTTCCCGGACTCGCTCTCGGCGGTCGGCTGGAGATCGACGCGGGTACTCGTCGTGTACGGCGGCGGGGGCGAGCCGGGCGCGGAGGGACCGGCGGCGGCGGACGCCCCGGACGGCGACGGGGGGGGCGGGAACGCAGCCTGAGCCGCCGGAGTCGGGACGGGCTTCGCCGTGGGGATCGCCGCCGAGGATGCCGCCGCGTCCGGGAGCCCGGGAACGTCGGCGGCGGCGGGCGTCGGGTCGGCGAACGTCGCGGACGCAGAGAACCCGTCCGCCGCAGACGCGGAGGTTGCCGCCGCCTTCGCCGCCGAAGCGTCGAGGACGATCTTGATCCGGGCTTCGCGGGTCTCCATCACGTCACCGTTGCGAGTACCGTCTGAGGCTCGCTCGTCCCGTCCGCGGTGCCGTCGCCGTTGTCGTCGTAGAGGAGGAAGAGGGAGTAGGCGTACGCGCCCGCAGAGAGTCCCGAGTTGGTGACGCTCGTCGCGAGGTCCGACGAGAGCGTGACGCCAGTGCCGTCCGCGACCGTCGCCGGAGGCGTGGAGCCGGACGCGCGGCGGACGACGAAGCGCAGAGCGTCGAAGCGGGGCGACGCGAGCCACGTCAGCGAGACTTGCCCGACGCCGCCTGTAGCCGTGAGCCCCATCGGAGCCTGCCACGTCTTGAACGTCGTCCCGAGCGAGGCGAACCGCAGCGAGATCATGGCGGCGGTGTCGAGGTTCTGGACGGCGAGCGGCGCAACCGCCGACGCGGCGCGGAACATGATCGGAAGCCCGGACTGCGGCCCGAGTTGCACGAGCGTCGTACGGACCCGCTCCGCCACTTCGAGGAGCCCTCGCCCGCGCGACTGCGTGTTCCGGTTGCTGCCGAGGATTGCGGACTCGCCGTAGGTCGAGGCGAAGTTCTGCACGATGACGGTCACGGTGAAGTCGTACTGAGCAAGGGACGAATGCTCGCCCGTCTCCGGGTCGCCGCTCTCTCCGTCCACCTGCACGACGGCGACGGGGAAGCGGCGGGACGCGATCGTCTCCTCCGGCACCCACGACGTGGAGAAGACTGCGTCCTGCGCGAAGACGAGGGAGGCGTCTGGCCACGTCGCGGCGCGGAGAAGCTCCGCCACCTGCTGGATCGTCTGCCAGTCGTTCACCGGGTCCGCTCCAGAAGCGTCGTTGCAAGCTCCGTCGCGACCGCCCGCGCGTGGATCGTCGCCTTCGCCTGCGTCATGCGGTCGAACGCCCGAGAGAACGCGAGGCGGGACTGCGGGGAGAGTTCGAGGAAGTCCACCATCGTCAGCGTGACGCCGCACGCGAGGGCATCCCATGCCGCCGCGTCAAGCGCCGTCTGCCGCTGCGTGTCGGTCGCCTCCGGCGGAATGCCCGCGAGCGTCACGCGGAGGAAAGCGTCGATCGTGTCCGTCATACCGCGATCTCCCGTCGCTGCCCGTACTCGTAGCACTTGCCGTTTGCGTCCGGGGTGAGATCCCAGACGAGCGGGATGCCGAAGCGGACGTTCACGCGCTGCGCGATGCGGATGCTCTCTTCGATGTTCGGGACCGCCCGGCGCGAGAGGAGCCACGGGGCGGGACCGTCCGGCGACTCCGGCGCGAAGAGGAGCGCCGCCCCGAGCGAAGCGCCGATCCGCGACCCTGCCCGCGCGGAGCCGTTCACGTCGAGCGCGAGCGTCGGTCCCTGTTGGAGCCCGGCGACGTAGCCCGGGAAGAACCGCGACAGCGCGTCCTTGTCGAACGTCTCCAGCGTCGCGTATAGGCGCGGCTGTTGCCCGGCGTAGATGCGCTCGACGACCTGCCCGCCGTACTCCTCGCCGGAGATCGCGAAGGACAGTTGAACCATCCCGAAGTCAACGCGCGAGTACGTCCCGATGGCGGTGCCGCCGTACGGAAACGTGGTCGCGAGGTTCGTCGGCGCGGCGACGAGATACCCCGGGATGCGAAGGAGGTTCTCGACGTTCGGGTTGCTCATGTGGCACTCGCCCCCGGGAGCGGCGGAAGCGGCGCGGACGAGCCGGGAATGCGAGCGCCGACGTGTCTGGCGATGGACTCGTCGATCTCGGCGTAAAGCTCCGGAGTCATGCCGAGGAAGGGGCGCTTGTAGGGGCGTCCGTAAATCTGATCCTTCGTCCAGACGAAGGCGAGCTTCTTCGCGAAGGCGGCGGCGGGTCCGACGTTCGTGGTGACCGTATTCCCGTCGCCGTCCTTCTTCCGGAACTTCACGTCGCCCTTGCCGCGCTTGCCGCCCTGCTTCGCAAGCCACTTCGCAAGCGTCTCGCGCGTCGTCTCCGTGATCTTGACGACGCCCGGCGTCCCCCACTGGAACTGCCCGGACCACGGCGCGGGGTGCCCGATCTCGACGGACTCCCGCCCCATCGCGAGGAACGTGATGCCATCTTTCAGCGTCCACGGCGACGAGAACAGAGCCGGGCGGCGGCGGAAGTCGTCGGCGGTCGGAGCCTGCCCCATCCCGGCGCGGCGAACCACGGGGATGATGTTGATGAACGGTTCCTTCTGCGCGGGAGAACGGGCAGGCCACGACACGTCTCCGAGCTTCTGAGCTGTGAAGGCGTTTCGCGCCTGCGCGATCGTCTGCCCGCCGATGAACTGGAGCGCCGTTTCGAGGTTGTCGAGACGATGCTTGAAGCGATCCCAGTCGCCCGGTCCGCTGATCGGGTACTCGTAGTCCGCCACGACTACGCGCCCTCGTCGTTCGCGGCGGGCGGGAGCGCGGGCGTGGAGCCGTCGAAGCGCGACGGGTCGAAGCCGGGGCGGGCGTTCGGGTACGTCGTCGCCGGGAGCCCGGGGAGCGAGCGCGGCGAGATGCGGGCGCGGGACGTGGTGCCCGCGAACTCGCGGCACCGGTCGCGCCACGCGGCCACCTTGTCCTGCTTCGGATCTTGCCCTCGGTTCTGCTGGAGGACCGCGAGGACGCCGTCCACGCCGAGGCGCAGCATTCGGGGATCGGACGAGTCAAACTCAAGCTGCGCGTACGTCTCGAACATCGCCGTCACGTCGTCCACGGCAAGTTCAAGCGTGGTCTGATCCACGGTGTTGTTGGAGAGCGAGTCGATCTGCGTGAGCTGCGCGAGGTACGTCTGCGGGACTCGCGCTTCGACGGCGGTTGCGAGGACTGACATCGCGTGCCTCCGTTAGCTCGGGTCCGTCCAGACGGGGGAGCCCGTCGTCGAGGGGAAGTAGAACCCGCCCCGCCCGGCGTTCGTCGAGCGCGCAAGCCACGTCTGGATGATCCCGGACGTTCCGCCCGTGTCCGTCGCGGCGAAGGAGTCCCCGCGCAGGAACGGCGTCGCGCCGGACGCGATGGCGACCCAGGTACCCTCGATGTTCGTGTAGGGGGCGATGATGAGGTCATCGATGAGAAGGTCGCCCGTCGTGTTCGAGTCGAGCGTGACGACGATCCCGCCCGTCATCGGGTTCGTGTCCCAACGGCGGATCCAAGAGTCGTAGTCCAGCGGGAAGCGGAGGACAGTCCACCCGGACTGCGCGACGAGCGCGACCGTCGTGGACTTGCCGCCGACCGCAACGGTGAGGTTGCCGTCGCATGAGGACTCGCGCTTGAACGCGATCTGGACGTACATCGGCACGTCCGGGTTCCAGTTGATCCCGCCGCGCGAGTTCCACGTCTGCGTCGCCGTGTTGTTCGTCGTGAAGCGAAGCGACTGCGAAGTTTGCCCCGTCGAGAGCTTCGCCTTGTAGACATCGGACGTGACGAGCGCCGCGTTGGCGGGCGTGCCGATCGTCCAGCCAGGGAGGTCGGACGTGGACGAACCTCCCTCGAAGCCGCCGTTCGTGACGTACTGCGTCTGGGACTCTGCGGAGAGCGCAGTGATCCCGGGGATCGTGATGCCCGAGCCCGTCACGTCGAAGCGGTCGATGCCCGCCGCGCTGCCACGATACTCGAACGTCTCCGCGTTCAGCGTGCCGCCGGAGTTCGCGTCGTTCGTGCAGACGATCGTCATCGCCTG